CGGGAAATGGGTGAATCTTGCGAATGGATTGGTTTATGACGCATACGACCGCGTGCAGTGCCGCTCAACCGAGACCGTAACGCCCAATGACCATGCTATTTACGTCGGAATGGACTTTAATGTAGGCCACATGGCCGCAATTGTTAATGTTCGCAGGCCAAATCCTAACAAAAGAAGCCCATACCTCTACCAATTTCATGCGGTTCGTGAGTTTATTGACTTAGCAGATACGCCTTCAATGATAACTAAGCTCAAACAGGAGTATCCACGGCAAAAAATCTTCGTTTATCCTGACTGCGCTGGCGTTTCACGTAAGAGTGTCGATGCGTCTATCAGCGATATAACGCTTCTTCAACAAGCCGGATACACCTGCCTATACCATCATGCCCATCCAGCCGTAAAAGACCGCGTATTGGCCATGAATCGGTCTCTTAGGCAGCATGAGTTCATGGTTAATGACGAACTTTGCCCAACGCTGGCAAAAAACATGTCAGAGCAGGCATACAATGACAATGGAGAGCCAAGCAAGGCAAACAACATTGACCACCCGCTTGACGCGCAAGGCTATTTAATCGAATACGAAATGCCGATACGTAGTGCAAGAATGAGGCTTGGAATGTCAACGGCGTAGTGTTGACAACGACATAATACATAGATATAGGAAAACATTATGGGTAATAGCAGAACTTATTCGGCTGGATCGGTTGAACTTGGCATGAACACAAGCGACAAAGGCCAGCATGTCGATTACGTTCGTCAAGAGGTTATGGATAAGATGGACGATTGGCAGACAATCGACGATTGTTTGGATGGAGAGCGTTCAATTAAGGGTTGTCGTAAGCTGAAGTATTTGCCAAACCCGTATATCGAGGGCGGTTATGGAATGAGGCCATGCCCGAATGGCGACAATGAACATGCACTTTCTTCGTGGACGGCTATGGTCCATAATCAAGCCACTTTGAATGAGAAAAAGTATGAGGATTACGTTGAGCGAGCCTGTTACCTTAATGTTCCGCAGCAGACATTGCAGGCGATGCTTGGCGAGGTGTTCAAGCACGAGGTAAAGATTAACCTGCCCAAGTCTCTTGAACCGTTGATTAAGAATGTTGACGGAAAGGGAGTTTCACTTGTCCAACAGGCGAAGGGATTGCTGGCGCAAGGACTTAGCGCGGGCCGATTTGGTCTATTGGTAGATTATCCGCGTAATTCAGAGAGCGGATTCATTTCTAAGGCTGATTTGGATAGTGGCAAGGTTCGTGCCACAATCAACAGCTACGACAAGTATTCAATCATAAATTGGGATGAACTGACAATTGGAGCAGACCGTGTAACTTCTATGGTAATGCTTCGCGAACAATATGTCGTTGAGGAGAAATCTGACCGCTACAAGAAAGTTTATGCAGAGCAAATCCGTGAACTTGCGCTCGAAAACGTTTCCGACGATGAGGAATCGCCAATTTATCAATACCTTCAGCGCATTTGGCGCAAGGTGAAGAACGAAAAAGGAGAAGAATACTGGGAACAGTTTGGGGATGATGTTTATCCGACTGATTACAAAGGAAAGGCATTTGATTACATTCCGTTCTTCATATTTGGTGCGCAGAAGAATGACTGGGAAGTTGACGCCTGCCCGCTATCAGACCTTTGTAAGTTGGCGATCTACCATTACCGTAATTCTGCCGACGTTGAACATACGGCGCACATGCTTGCTCACCCAACGACTGTAATTCGTGGAGCAACGCAGGATGAACTATATGACGAGATGGGCGGAGTTATTCCGCTTGGTGGCGTTATCGTATTGCCTGATGCGCAGCGATGCGATTTCAAGTTTGAAGAGATTGCTCCGAATACGCTTTCGCGTGAGTTGATGAAGGACAAGGAAGGTTCATACCTGACTCTAGGTGCAAAGATTGCCACGCAACAGACTGTCCGTAAGACGGCAACACAGACTGAACTTGAGGCTCTTGGCGGAACATGCGTGCTTGTCTCATGCGTAACAAATGAGAACTCAGTTTACAATCAGGCGTTCAAGGCTGCTGGCCAATTCCACGGCGTCGAAGTTGATGACAACGCAATTTCCATTAGCAAGGAAATCGTGATGACTTCGTTCGACGCACAGCAACTTCTTGCGATTGCAACGGGCATTCAGACTGGAGTAATAACGCTTGAAGAGGGTCGCGAGAAGGCAATTGAACTTGGCTTGGCTAATACTCCATACGCAGAGTTTCTTACAAAGAAGGCCAGCGAGCCAAAGTTCGTGACAACTGGAAGCACGTCTGGCGGTGGCGGGTCCGAACAGAATGTTAAAACGACTGCTGCACGTGCAGAAAACGCAATTTAACAACACATAGGAGGAATGATATATGGCAGTTAAGATGATAGTTGATAGTATTGAAGGGCTTGATGAGCCTATCGCAAAGTTGTATTCAAAGGGCGAGGACGGTAAGTATCGCCTTGGAGTCGAAGGCGTTGAGGATACCACCAGTCTCAAGAAAGCTCTTGCGGCTGAAAAGGCTGAACGTGAGTCCCTTAAAAAGAGGTGGGATGCTCAAGAAGCAGAAGCAAAAGCACGCGAAGCAGAAGCGGCAAAGAAAGCCGAAGAACTTGCGCGTAAAGCTGGCGATGTTTCCGCTATTGAAAAGTCATGGAGTGAAAAGTTAACCAAGCGCGAACAAGAACTTATGTCTCAGCTTAAGGCCAAGGAGCAGGCGATTGAATCGCTTACAGTTGATGCTACGGCATCTAAACTTGCCGCTGAATTGTTTGGAGACGGCGCACCAGTGCTTGAGCATAATGTACGTAGCAGACTTCGCACTGAGTTCGTTGACGGTAAGCCTACTGTCAGGGTTCTTGATGAAGCTGGTCAGCCTTCAGCTATGACGATAGATGAGTTGAAGAAATCTTTTGTTGACAATAAGACATATGCACGTTTTATTCTAGCAAGTAAGGCATCAGGCGGCGGGTCCGGTGGTGCTAACGCGGGCGGCGGGTCCGGCGCGGGAAAAGTGATGACTAGGGAAGCGTTTGAAAAACTCCCGATGGAACAACGCTTCGAATTCATTAAAAATCGGGGAAAAATTAGGAGTTAAAAACTATGTCTCAGGGTAATCATACCGATACTATCACCGAGGTCGCCTATTCCGTCATGGAGAAGCTCGCTAACGAGCCGGTTGGCCTCATCAATTCCGTCTCCAGAAACGTATCTAATGTTATTGCGGTTCCGTTTGGAACCGAAATTCAGAGCCGTGTCGTGGGCGACATTACCGTTACCGAGGGAAGTTCTGCATTTACTGGAAGCATGACGCTTCCTGATGGTGCTTCGACTTCCGATACGAATGACACGTTCAAGTTGGACACTAGCTACAAGGCTACGATTGCGCTGAACGGCGAAGAGATTCTTCACGTTAACAACACAGACCAGCCTTGGGATTCTCTGCTTGGCCGTTATTTCTTCAAGTTCTTCCGCAATACGCGAAATCTTGTAGAGGCTAAGATTGCGGCCAAGGCGATTCTTGGAGCATCGCGTGCTTATGGAACGGCCGGGACTACTCCGTTTGCCTCGAACTACAACGACATCAATGGTATTCGCAAGATTTTCATTGATAACGGCGTTGCCGAAGATGGAACATGGAGTCTTATCATGGGCACTACGGCAGGTATGAATCTTCGCAATCTCGCCCACCTGAATCAGGTCAATACATCCGGCACTACGGAAACGCTTCGCAGGGGCACGTTGCTCGACCTGAGCGGCTTTATGCTCAAGGAGTCGTCTGGCATTCAGTCTCACACGGCTGCGACTGGTACTGGCTTCCTTGTGAATCTGCTTGCGGGTTATAAGGTCGGCGATACTTCGATTGCCGTTGATACTGGCACTGGCACGATTGCCGCAGGCGACGTGATTACGTTTGCTGGTGATGACAACAAATATGTTGTCAAGTCTGCCACGCTTACCGGTTCTGCTGGTTCTGTTGCTGGCACGATTGTGCTGAATGGTCCCGGTCTTCGTCAGACTCTGGCAGATGGTGTGGCAATCACTAAGGGGGCGAGTTACACGGGTAATATCGCGCTTACACGCGATGCCATTGAGCTTGCCTCTCGCGCTCCGGCACTTCCTCCGGGTGGTGATGCTGGCGTTCACATTCAGATTCAAGACCCGCTTACTGGTCTTACGTATGACATGGCTACGTATAAGGGCGACCTTACGAGCACGCTTGTTATGCGAACCTATGTTGGCGTGAAGGTCTGGAATCCGTTTGAGGTGGCCACGCTGCTTGGCTAACAACTTGGGGCTGGTTAGCGAATCCTGCCTCATCCGAATAATAATCACACCCACCTTGGCATATGTCCCTTGTAATTGAAGACGGAACCGGACTCAGCACTGCAACCTCCTATGTGACGGTTACGGAAGCAAGGGCATATGCCTCGGCGAGGGGTGTTACGCTGTCTGCCACTGATTCAGAGGTGGAGGCACAGCTTATCAAGGCGATGGATTACCTTGAAGCGCAGCGTGACAGGTATCAGGGCTACAAGAATACCGAAGCGCAGGCCCTGCAATGGCCACGTTATGGCGTGTATGTTGATGGATATGATATCGGAACAAATGAGATTCCGAAGCTGCTTAAAAGCGCACAGTGTCAGGCGGCCATTGAGATACATAACGGAATTGACGTTTTGCCAAGCGGAACTGGTAATGGAATAAAGTCAGAGAAGGTAGATGTAATTTCTGTGGAGTATTCCACGTATTCTACGGCAGCATCACCGCGCATGAGAAAGGTTGATGCGCTGCTTCGTCCACTGTTCAACTATGTAGGTTCGATAACCGCGCGGAGGGTTTTGTAATGGCGCATGACTATGCAGTGAACGCGGCTATGGCGCAACGGATGATTGCCAATTTCGGCAGTCCAACGGCCATGACGCTGACGCGAAAGACGGTTACTCAAGACCCGTTGACCGATGTAATTACTACAACAACTTCCACTGGAACGTTTACGGCAGTTGCGCTAGACTTTTCGACTTACGACAAGCAGAACCGAGCGGAACTGATTGGCAAGGAAAGCAAGAAGCTACTTGTTTCAGCGTTATCCTGCACAATGGTTCCTAATGTAAACGACGAGGTGCTTTACAACGGTTCGACATGGACGGTTGCAAAGATTGCTGAACTCAACCCTGCTGGCACGGCGATACTCTATACTTTGGCAATTGTTAAATGACTTTCACGGATTCCATTCAATCTTTCATAACGGAGGCCACACGCTCTGTTGAGCATGACCGCCAAGCGATTGTAGTGGGCGTAGGAGACGCTTTGATTGATGGTACGCCAGTAGGTGAGCCAGCCTCATGGAAAACTCGCGCATTGGCCGATTGGGCCGTTAAAAACGGATACGTCGGCGGACACATGAAGGCGAACTGGCGCACGCAGGTGGGCAGCCCAATTAACGATGAGTTAACAGACAACGGAAAGCCGTTCGCTGGCCCTGCTGATGTATCCGGTGCGCTTGCAAAGGACGAGTTGCGTTCTAACATTGGCTCTGGAGATTGTTCCGTGTTCATTGCTAACAACGTTCCATACTGCGAGAAGATAGACGACGGTTCGTATTCCGCGCAGGCTCCGGCTGGAATTATAGATCCAGTTGTAGCAGACTTTCCAAACATCGTAGCAAAGGCGGTGGCGAAATGAGCCTTCAGGACGTAAAACTTGCACTTCAGCGAAACTGGTATCTGCCAACGCAATTGCTGTCTAACTATGCCGTTGCCAAAGAGAACGTAACGTTTACTCCGACTGACAATGTTGCATACGTGCAGCTTACATTTGCTCCGAATCAGCCTGTTCCGCATACAGCTGGCCGTGTAAACATAGGCAAGGATTTGGTTGCAGGTTGGTACTACATGGATTTGTTCTATCCATCAAACACGGGCGACGCTCAAGCTGCAACAGACTATGAGTTGATTCGAGCAAGGTATCACTCAGGAGAAGATTTGACATATAACGGACAGTCCGTAAGAATTATGTCTTGCGGTAGAACTTCTGGAAGTGTATTAGACAATTCATGGTTCAAGGTTCGCGTAAAGGTAATGTTCGAAGCACAAACTCTAAGGTAGGAAAGGCAACATCATGGCATCCCCGACTAAACTCAATCTCTATCTCGTTCCAGAAGGCACTGATGCCGCTGATTTTGGCGTTATGCCGACTTCTCCGGCTATGCAGGCCGTGCGAACTCTTGCTGATTACACTCCGTTTAAGTACGAACGCGAGACAATCAAAAGTAACGAGAAGTTCTCCGATCGTCGCCCCGGAATCATTCGCCCCGGAGTTAAGAAGGTCACGAACGATCTTTCGTTGGAACTGACGTACGGAGGCATCTGCCAGTCGCTAATTGAGGCGGCTATGTGCGGAACGTTTACTGCGATTGGAGCCAAGACCGCAACTACGCTAAGTGTTGTTGCGTCAACGCGCACCATCCATGATTCTGCCGCCGGATTCGACCTTACGATTTTTCGACCCGGAGCGAAAGTTACTATCACCGGGTTTACTACAGCCGGTAATAATGTGACTGCTGCGGAAGTTCTTACTGCTACGGCCGGAGACATTACTTTCACTACCGCCACCACAACGCTTGTTGACGAAGACGCTGGCGATTCGGTCACTATGACTGTTGCTGGCACACGCTGCAAGTCTGGTGAGGTTCGCAGGGCATTTGCTGGTATTGAGGATCAAACTGACGTTACGAACCGCTACGAGCAATTTTTGGGCATTCAGGCCAAGACAATGACGCTTGAGTCAAAGCCCAATGCGCCGATTACGTTGAAGATTGGAGTGGTAGGCATTGACCACGTTGCACCGTCCGCATCGGCTCCTTCAGGTGCAACATGGGGCACCCCGACGATTACCGAGGCAATGAACTCCATCGAGAGCGACGTTGTGATTAACGGAACGGTCAGCGGCAGCAACACGTCGATTACGTTTTCCAACGATAACGGAATTGACGTTGACCCAGTGAATGGCAGTCTAGTGGCCTACAAGGCTGGTGGCGTTGGTTCTACGCGCATTGCCAACCTTGACCCGTCTATTGCATTCGAGTGCATCCTAGACGATTCCAGCGGCCAGTATGCGACGGCTATGGACGCGGGAACAACGATTCCGTTCATGTTCAAGACGTTTGATCCTGCCGGTAACTGCTACTGGATCACGGCACCGACGTGCAAGATTCAGGACGCAACGAAGTCCGGAACTGGCACTGACATGATGAAGGTCACTGGAACCGCCAAGCCTGAACGCAGCACGGCTTACGGTTGCGTCTGGTTCATCGATGCTATTCCGGCGTAATCACAATTTAGAGTTAAAAATCACATAGGAGGAGATACACATGGGCAGTTTCAATAAGTTCAAGGTTCAGAAACAGGAAGAAGCAGGTCTTTGGTTTGATATTCCGCTTCCTAGCGGTCTCAAATCCGGGGAAAAAATGCTTATCGCAGGAAAGTATGCGAAGGTCACTCAGGATGCAATCGCGTCATACTACAAGAAACTTCGTAATGCAAAAGCAGGAGAAGAGCCCAAGATTGCAGATGAGGTTCTTCCAAAGGTTATTCTTGATTGGACCTGCGACGATGAGTGCAGCACAAAGAACCTTGTGGCCTTGTTTACTGAAGCTGAATATCTCGTCGATTGGGCATGGGGTCTGATTACTAATCATGACAGTTTTTTCGTGAACGGCTCTCAGCTCTCACCGAAGCCGGTAACGACGGAAAAGACGGAAACCCAGTAGTTGAGGCTGGATATGCTATAAGGCTATTTCGCTTATGGCAGACGGACAAGGATGGGGTAAGCAACCTAGACAAAGCGATTAAGGTTGAGCAGGACCGCAGGAGACAAAGACATGATCCTAGTTATGAAGTTGAAGACCTAAAGGTATATCGCGCTGGACCGCCTAATGGTACTGAATATTTGTTGAGTTGGTATTGCGAACTCCGTGGGGGTGAATATCTCACCTTCACGGAGATTCGCAATTGGGCAGAGTTGAAGAACATTTCGCTGGAGCCGTATGAGGTTGACGCTCTGAAACAATTAGACATATTGTATCACAAGGTTTCATATGAGCACTTCCGCGCAACTCATAGTTCAGATAACAAATAAGGGGCTCGAAGACTTCATCAAGAACGGCCGGGTTGCAGTTACCGTTGCCGGAAACCTTGAAGCGTCAATAAAGAAGCTCAATGATGCAAGCGCTAATCATGCATCAGTAGCTGATCGTGAGGCTCAAGCTGTTATAGCGGCATCAAGAAAAAAAATAGAAGGTATTAGCGCAGAAGAAAGAGCACTACGGTCTGCGATTACAGCCCAAAACCGTGCGTCAACATCTATAACCGCAGCAAAACGAAACGAGAGCAATTCTGTTGTATCGGATTTGCATCGACAGATTGCAGCAGAGTACGATGCTATTGCAGCTAAGTTAAGGGCAGCGGCGCAAAGCGGTGTCGTTTCTGCTAGATTCATTGCTCAAAGCAAACTTGAGACTGATAGGCGCGTAGCTGACTTGCGCCGTCAGATTGCTGAGCAGAGCAAGAACACGTATGAGGCCGACAGGGCCACGAGAGGAATCACATCAGCCCTGACCGGACTATCAACAAAGTTATACGGTGTAGCTGCGGCATATCTTAGCGTTCAAGGTTCAATTCGGCTGTTTAACTCTGCTATCGAATCTGCGGCAGGTTACCAGACGCTTGAGCGTCAGTTGGAATTCTTGGCGGGTAGCGCACCCGCTGCGGCGCAAGAGCTTCAGTATCTGACTGACGTATCAAATCGCTACGGAACAGTTCTTTTACAGTCCACGGAGTCTTATTCCGCGCTGGCATCCGCCATGAAGCTGTCCAACGTGGCGATGAGGGACATTCATCAGACGTATGAAGCTATTTCTGCTGTGGCGGCTACCTATGCCCTTTCGCAGGACAAGGTGAATGCGATCATGCTGGCATTCACGCAGATTGCCGGTAAGGGCCGCGTGCAATCAGAAGAGCTTGTGCGTCAGTTGGGCCAGTATATCCCCGCTTTGCAGTTGGGCGCAAAGGCAATGGGAATGTCGATTCAGGAGTTTAATAAGGCCCTGAAGGACGGCGCGGTTGCGTCTGACGAGTTCTTGCCTAAGTTTTCCGCGCTTGTGAATCAAATGTATGGTAAGGATTTGGAGCGTAAAACAGACACAATTACTGCATCAGTAAATCGTTTAACTACTGCATGGCAGCAATTCCTTAATGTGTTTGCAAATGAATCAGGTCTTGCGAGGGGATATCAAAACATATTGGATTTCTATTCCTCTTTATTGAATCACATGACCGGGGCCGACAAGCAGATTGAGGAATTTGCATTAGATGCGGCTCGTGCCTTTAGCGCGGAAACATGGAACGATCAGAATGTAGCAAAGGCGCTTTCCGCATTCTCTAGTAAGGCTGCGTCTGGCGGTGTTCAAGAAATAACAAACAGTATCACCATTTTACAGGCTCAAGCAAAACAGGCTAAATCCGACCTAGATGCCTTAAGTCAAGGATCGACCACAAACCTATTCGGTCAAAAAGGTACAATCGAAAATGATGTTAATGGAATTCCTACATTTGTTCCACTTGAGGAAAGCGCAGCAAAATATAATACTCAACTTGGATTGATTAGCACGGCTATTTCTTTTCTTACTCAGAAGAGAGACGAGCTGAACAAAACAAATGCAGAGGACGAAGAGGCAGCTCGCATAACTGCACAAATAAAGGCGCTTGGTGAACTAGATTCAAAGTACGATGCTTGGTATGCAAAGCAGGCTCAGCGTGGCGAAACTGAAACAGCTCGTGTATCTCGATTCTATGACGAAGAGCTATCTTCTTTGGCTGTTCTAATGGTTTCAGAAGATGAAGAAGTGCGCAAAAGCGCCCAAGAAAAATATCTTACTGTCAGTGAATTTAAACAAAAGGAATTGGGTGCTATTGAGGATAGAAACAATACTGCGCGTGAAAATACAATACAACAGGCCCGCATTTCTACGCTTGGAGAGATTGACGCCATACGCGCTGGAGCTGAGTTGAAGAAATCCGAAATGGAAAAGTATTTCGGCGACAGTAAGGCGCAATATGATGAGTGGGAAAAACTATATAACCAATATATAGACAATGAAGTCAAGCAGGTTGAGGATGCCGAAAAGAAAAAGACGGAAAGCATTATAAACGCACTTTCTAAGCGCGACATGCAGCAGGCTCGTCGCTTCATGAAATCTGAGAACCGTTTTGATAACACCGCGCAGGGTTCAATTGTTGGTGGGATAAAGACGGCTGGAATTGACATGTTCGCCGGTTCAGATTCTCAAGCGTCTGTTGACGACCAATATCAGCGCGAGTTTGATGCGCTTGAGGCTTACCAGCAGAAGTACTTGGAGTCCGAAGAGAATTACCAACAGAAAAAGATGGAATTGCAGCAGCGGTATGCAGATGCAAGCGATGCGACAAGAGAAGCTAGACAGCAAACTGCCTTGAGCACAGAGCAGCAGGTTATGGGAGATTTGCTTACGCTTGCGCAGACCGGAAACAAGCAGATGATGGCCGTTTACAAGGCAGCCGCAATAGCACAGACCACAATCGCTACATTGCAATCCGCTCAAAATGTGTTTAACGGATTTGCAATGATGATACCGGGACCGGCCGGGTTCGTTGCAGGAACGGCGGCGGCGGCAGTTTCCATAGCTGCCGGTATGGCAAGAATACAGGCAATTAGTCAGCAGTCCTTTGCAACCGGAGGATACACAGGCTCCGGCGGAAAGTACGAAGAGGCTGGTATTGTGCATAAAGGCGAGAACGTGTGGACGCAAGAGGACGTAAGAGCCGCTGGCGGTCCCGCTGCGGCGGAACGCATCCGCAAGATGTATGGCGCGGCCAGTGGAAATACAATGTCGTGGAATGGTTACGGGTATGCAAATGGCGGACCTGTGTATGCAGCGCCGACGCCTACTATCAATTCATCGTCTAATGTCAGCGTTCCAATAACGATCAACAATTCAACTGATTCTGAAATAACGACAACGCGCCGCCGCGTTAACGGACAGGATGTAATCGAAATTGCCGTTGCGCAGGCCAAGGCGGAAATACTTAACGACGTTACTGGAAAAAATGGTTCATTCTCTTCCGCACTTAGAAGCAGTTGGGGGATCGGATAATGAGCACGCCAGCGTTTCCAATTGCTACGCTTGGACAGCCTTTGTCAGAAGGGTTTAAACTCCAGCTTGACGATATAAAGGTTCGATCGGATATGGAATGCGGACTTGCGGCATCATTGAATGCGAGCAACGGGTTTCTGACTGCAATAGAGCTGAATTGGACGTGGAGTTCTGCACAGTATGATGTGTTTTGCGACTGGTACCGGGATGATATTAAGGACGGGTCAATCGAGTTCACAATTTCATCGCTGTATTTATTTTCAAGTCCCGGAGAAGTGACGTGCCGATTTACAGAGCCGTATAAAGCGAAGTATGAGCCTTGGGGGCATTGGAACGTATCAGTAAAACTGGAAACGCGAGATGCTGCATTTATTTCAGAGGCTACATTGGATGCTGCGCTTCCAGCCGATCCGCACACGGATTGCGTCACGTTGCCGGTCAGCCTGTTTGGGAACATTGGTTCTGATACGTCAGAAGAGCCTCAGCAGAGCTTTAACCGTGGTAAGACTAGTGGATATGCTAGACCGCAGCAAAGCCGCAGAAGCCCAGTTACGGTAACTCGTGTGCCCGTTGCATGGGAAATGGACGATGATACAAAGACATTGTTCATGGCGTGGTGGCATTATAAACTGACGAATGGAGCGGCATGGTTTTGGCTTTGGATGGAGTTTCATGGCGTGTATCAGTATCGTAAGGTTCGGTTAACCGAAAGCATTTCTCTGACCTATCAAGACGTTGGATGGTGGAAAATTGGCGGGACAATCGAAACAGTGGAATACAACTATTTGCCACTGGCCGATTGCCAGACGCTAGTTGCACCAACAGATGCTTCATTCCCAGTAATAACTGATCAACCTGATTCGGTTTCGCAGGCTAATGGAACCACCGTAACGCTGTCTGTCACGGCAACGACGGAAACTGGAACGCTTACATATCAGTGGTATTTCGGAAGCACGGCCATTAGCGGAGCAACGAGTTCTACGTATTCATTTACGCTCTCAGATACGAACTATGGAGATTACTACGTTGTCGTATCGAACGACGTGGGGCATGTCACAAGCAACACTGCTACGGTCGCAATCGACACGAACACGCTCCTACTTGTTCAGGTCGATACCGCTGGAAACATCGTCGAGCGCACTGGGAACGGGACGGTCACGACAAGTGGCACGGTTATCGTGGACCATA